TTTGAACTGCCCTTTTTAAGCGGCATGACCACCCTCCATCACGGGCCGTTAGAGCCGAAGAGACCACGCGGATCGGTCCAGAAGAACGAATACCGCTCACGGGATTTTGCTTTCGCATTATCCGTGTCGAAGTCATTGTCCTGCTCGAAGGAGATGGCAACACGTTGATACATCTTCAGGCCGTCCGGACAGTTGGTGCGAAGGAACCAAGCGTGCGGAGAGGTGAAGTAGTGATTGACGTGGATGCCGCCAGGGATAGCGCCGGTAGCCTTGATGACGTTGATGTCATTGTTGGCCGTGCCCGACTGGAACACCGACTTCATGATCCGGTTGGCGTTGAACCATTCCTGACGCGGAACGATCAAGCGCTGCGGCATGATGTTGATGAGGTTGCCCACATCGTCCTGGGTGCCCATGATCTGGATGATGAGGTCTTCGAGCGAGGCTTCGGAGAGGTCCGCACCTACTGCGAGCATGTTGGAGAACGTGCCGCCCGAGGTGTTCGGGTGGGCAGTGTTCAGCAAGCTCACGCCGTCGCCGCCGTTGAAGCCAGTGGTGAATGCGTTGTTGTAGATGTTCGCGCCTACGTTCTCCTTAGTCTGGCGGAAGCTGAAGGCGAGGGACGCAGCCCGACGCTTCGAGACCTTCTCGTACAGGTCATCTTCCAACTCTTCCTGCGTCACGATGTAGCCGAGGCTGTACGTGAGGTGGACGTAGCGGGAGATGAAGCCCTGGAGTTCAGAGGTGTAGATCGTGCCGCCCGACTCGGGCTTGACCGGAGCCAGACCGAACCCGGTGATCTGCACGTCCTCTTCGTAGTTCATGTGAGAGGTGTCTTGCTCGAAAAGCATCGGCCATTCTTCGGGATGCTCCGCGTACGTACGACCCCACCACGCTTTCACCCCAGGCCATAACGCCTTGGGGTGGGTACCGGTTGTGATTATGCCGCCAACTGACATGGTAATTCTCCTTTAGGCTATTGATTACTGACCAGTCGTGCCGGTAGCAGAGTTGAAGAAGTGCGTGTTGAAGCGCACTAGCAAGGGCATGTTTACGCCGAAGACGATGTTCGGGCGGTAGGGAATGCCGTAGACCTTGAACGGGGCCGTGTTGGTCGTGATGAAGGTATCGACCACGGATGCCGAGAGAGGTCCTATGGTGTTGGCTGGAACCGTAGGCAGGAACGTTGCGTTGCTGTTCACTGCGTTGGCAGTCGTCGCTGCCAATGAAGCCGAACCCTGGCACTCGAAAATCAGAGCAGGATCGTCAGCTACCCACACGTAGTAGTCCTGGGCCTTGGTTGCGGGAACGAACTGGTTGTTCAGGTTGACCGCGTTGTTCTGCGTTGCGCCTGCGCCGACGCCGATTGGCGCGACTTGAATGCCAACGATGACGCCGATGAAAGCGCCAACACCAGCCGAACCAGAAGCCCCGTAAGCCGTCACCGATACGCCACGAGGAAAGCCCGTGATGTTCGGCACGCCGTTGGCATCCGACCCCACCGTGCTGCCGTTAGCCGTAGCCGTCACAGCTTGGACGACATCACCAACGTAGTACGAAAGGGTATCGGTCGATTGAATGTGATAGAGGTTGGCCTTCCCGGTGTACGGGTTGCCGTCCTCCGTCTGCACGGGTAAGAACCCACGCGGTGCGGCTACGTTCGCCATTTTACTTCTCCAGTTTCTTCAAAGTAGAACCGTAGTCGATGCCACCCTTGGGGATGTACTGACCTTCTACGGGAGTTGTCGTACCCGACCGAATGGCTGCATCGATCTTGGCGGCTCGCTTCTGGTAGAACGCATCGTTCTCGTTCTTCCATTCCTGCTTGATCTTCATCAAGTAGGCAACCAGCGGTCCACCCTGTTCGGTGTGCCCTACGATACGGCTAACTCGGTCGCCAGCATCAGCACTGTAAGCACCAATCCCCGGCTCTAGCTCTACTTCACTCTGGAGAACAAAGTCGTATCCGTTGGCCCGCGCCTCGTTGACGCGGTTGGGATAGTCATTGATCCAGTGGCAGTATAAACCACTTGCAATAAGTTTGCTGCAATCGACTCCTAGCTTCTCTCCGCCGATCATAGGACGACGGCGGCGTTCGCCATCTTCCCGGTCGGTGATGGAGCGAGAGAGGGGGGCGATAGCTTCCCTGGTCGGGATTCCTTCGTGCTGTTCGTTCTTGCTCATGGTGATGCTCCTTAATAGTTGTTGAAGTACTCTGCCTGGGCTGCGGCCTTCTCAAGCTTCTTGCCCGTGGCAATGTCTACGAAAAATCCCTGCTTGAAGAACCGGTCAAACTGTTGCTGTGCTTCCTTCGGAAGGGACGAGAAGCCCTTGCCCTTCGGGGCGACGAAGCTGCTGCCTCCGGTGCCAGAGCCGGATTCGAACATGGCAGGGGGGGCCTCACCATCGAAGTGCTTCGGGAAGACCTTCTTCACCTTGACCGAGACTGCATCGAGGATTTCCTTGGGCGAGAGGCGCTGGGACTCGGGCTTCTGCTGGTTAGCGTTCTGTAAGGAAAGCGCTGCACCGTTGGCGTACTCAACCAACTCTGGGTTCTTGTCGCTGAACCAGGGGTTGTTCTCCATCCACACCTTCACGTCCGGGTGGATCTGTCCTTCGGGGACGGTAGCAGTCTTACGTTCCTCAGGGATCGAGGACGGTGAGTTCTTCAGGTCCTCCATCTGGTCGCCAATATCCTCGGCGGCAACGAAGTCACCCTGAGCCAGGGCATCCCGCTTCTGCTGCTTCAACTGAGCCAGGGCGTTCTTCATCGCATTGTCCTCAACCTTCTTGAGGTACGTGCGAATCTCCTTGACCGTTGCGCCCTGCTCCGTCATCTCGGCGTGGAGTCGGGAGATTTCGGCATCCTTCTTGGCGAGTTGCTTCCGAAGGATCGGGTTGATTTCCCGGCCCCGACGAGCGAAGGTCTCGGCATCGCGCCAGTCCGAGGGATCGCCCCGGTACTCTTCGAGCGGAACCCAACCTTGTTCCCGCGCCTCAGCGATGAACGGATCCGGCGCTTGGAGATGATCCCCTCCCGCACCAGCATCGTCTCCTGACGGTGGCACATACCCTTCTGCATTCACATCACTCATCATTCGCTCCCTTGAGAACCATAATCACATCGAGGTCGTGGATGACCCGATACTTGTCTTCACCTTCACTATGCAGCCAGCCGCCGAACTTCGTGATCTTCACCCGGTCGCCCACCTTGAGCCAAGCCTTCGGTTGGTCGAAGTAAGCGAGGGGGCCAAGAGCCACTACTGTCCCGTCCATCTGCGCCATCTCAGCCCGCTCATTGAGGGTGCCCGGTGCCGAGATGATGATGCCCGATTTCGTGGTGGTCTCGACTTGATCCATCTTCACGAGAATCTTGTTACCGCTGGGTTGCCAATTGGTGGTCATGCTGCTTTCCTTTTCAAGGGGTTGAAGAACTTAACTACTTTCATCCTCAGACGATCGACACGGACACAAAGGGGCGGGTAGTATTGCCACTCCTTCTCTTCCGATAGCATCGCCACTTGCAACTCAATCAACCCGTGACGGAGGGATCTAAGCTCTTCCTTGATATCCGTCACAGGCTGTCCTTCGACATTCACTTGCCTGCACAAACCCTCCACCTCGCCTTTAAGGTAGCTGACGTATTCAACCGTCTCGGGCTTCCTGTAGAACTGTGTCATGCGTTTCATTGATATCTTCCTCGTCCATCGTAAGTAAATATGAGTACACCTCGTGTGCACCGATAGCCTTCGCCCTACGAACTACTTCCTCATGCGGGTCAACGAGTCCCGCCCCTACTTTAAAACGGGCTACTTCCTCCTGCTCCAGGTCCCACAGGTGCCTGCGGAGCATTGCCCGTAGAGCCTGCGTTACCGGATGCAGCAAGTAAAGCTCCCAATCCTCCTGATCCACCACCATTACTCTTTCCATCCCCTTCTCCCTGTTCACCGCCACCACTGATTTCATGCAGCAGCTTGATGGCCTGCATGGTTCCTTCTTGCTTGTTCTTGGCCGCTCCGATCTGAGCATCGAGCAAGGCGATCTGGTGCCCTGTGTCTACGCCCTTTGCTTCGGCCAATGTCTGGACTACCTGCGCTTCGAGTAGCTTGATTTGTGCTGCGTCTACCGTTGCCTTCTGGACTAGAGCCAAGAGCTTCAGCTTGAAGTCCAGTTGCTGGCCTGCGGTCTTTGTCTGCTCCTTCAACTGCTCGATCTGGAGCTTCGGATTCGGAGGCGGCTGTATAGCGAACGGTCCCTTCGGATCGGGGAGGAACCTATCGATGTTACCGATCTTTAGTGCTTCCAAGTAGTAGCGATCTACCTCGTAAAGGTTGTACCCAGGGGCTTGCATTGCTGCTGCCTTCAGTGCCGTGGCTTGATTGTAGCGCTGGGCGTCCGACATGTAGAACGGATCAGCGGCAGGTCGGATCGTGACAGCAGCGTTCTGGTACAAGTGGGCCGAACGCTTAGACTCGGGAGGTGCGGACTGAGCAAAGTACGGCATGTCCGTATTCAAGAAGATACAGTTCAACCGGAACAGCTTGCGGAGTTCCTGGGTGAAGGCACGATGGGTCCGCTTGAAGATCCCGTTGAATACCTTCATGCCCTGCTCAACCATTGCACGACTGGTCTCAGCGGGCGTGTTCTGCCCAGGGTTGCCGCCCTGGAGGATGTCCGATGCCCCGGCTATTTGCTGTCCGTACTCGATAAGGAGTTGGAGCAACTGGAACAGCGAAGGGCTGGGGGGTGGCACAGGGAGCGGGAAAATGTTCTTCCGCATGTCGTCGCCAGACGAATCGACAGTCTTCCACTCACCGGGTCTAAATCGATACTCACCCTTCTTATTCTTAAACCCTCGTCCGATGAAACCGCCTCCAGCAGTAGCCATAGTTCCCGCATCCAACATCTGGTTGAGGGCAGAATCGATGACTTCGTTGATAGGTCCCAGGAGTGCGCCGAATCCGAGGTCATAGAATCCGCCATCAGGTGAAGGGATGAAGGGGTACTTGGTGAAAGCCGTTATGGGATCAATACGAACGAGCTTTCCACTGGGGAGGTAAGTAACATCCTTGCGAGTGAAACGCGGCACGATTCGCAGCACTTGGGCAGTATCGTATCGAATCGTGACGGAGTAAGGCTCTGCGTAACCGTCGCCGTCAAGATCGAGCGTGCGATGTTGTTCAAGCACTTCGTATGGAGCGTCGTGGTCATTGGCGGGTTGCTGCATTCCGGTGCGCT